GATGTTGAACAATGTCGAAGGTACATTGGGAGGTGAAAAACGTCGTAATCAATTCATTTATTCTCAATATCGTTCCTTGGAAGGATTGGGAGTCTTCTCTGCTATTCTGGATGCGAATGGATGGCAGGAATACAAAATTACGAAGATGAACGGTCAATGGGTAGAAGATCCATCCTTGGATCAAGAAAAACCTGCCTACGCGTTTTATACCGGTGAAGAGGATGTGGAACAGCGTGAATATATTCGTCAAATTTTCAATGAATCCTATGCAGATAACTTTCCATCATCTTTAAAACTAAGTCTTCAAGGAAAGACCAGAAAATTGTGTATAATGATGGCATCGTCTTCAGGTGCAGAAGGTATCACGTTGTTAAATGTCCGACACGTTCATATCATGGAACCACATTGGACTCCAACAAGACACGATCAGGTGATTGGTCGTGCTATTCGTATCAACTCACATGCTAGTTTGCCTCCTGAAGAACGAACGGTGAGAGTCAGTTTCTACCTCAGTGTTTTCAATAAGGAAGAAGCCAAATCAGTGGATTATCCAAATATTGTGCCAATTCGTAGATCGGACACTGTTCTCAAACGATATACAGGTGGAAATCCAGAAGAAGTATTTATGTCAACAGATGAGGCATTGTATGAAACCTCGTATGAGAAAGATGTGGTTGGAAAGCGTATTTCAGTTCTTCTAAAAGAGGCAGCCATTGATTGCGAAATTCATAGAAAGTTGCATGGAACTGAAAAACCTGTCTTATCGTGTATGAGATTTGATACCACGACAACTGGTGAAGATCTTGCATTCAAACCATCTATAAATAGTGAGAACCGAGATCTATCTTATTTAAGAAACATGACGAAACGCGAAAGAATCCTGCAGAAGGTTGCTATTCATGATATGGTGTTTTATATAGACCCTTCTACAAGTGAAGTGTTTGATGGACCTGCATTTGAAGATAACAAACGTCTCATGCGAGTTGGGTTACTAACAAGTCCGACACAAATAAAGTTTATTCTCGTTTAAACGAGCACTGTTTCTCTTATATAAGAATGCGATTTGTGCTGGTAAGTACTCATACCGATCAAACAACCGGGTATTCAAAGGTTGCCTTCAATATTCTTAATGAAATAAAGGGTATTGAAAATGTAAAACTTTATCACTTTGGATTCCAACGACATCCAAGCAAGGCATCTATTCGTAAAGCACCTGAAGGTATTATTCAATACGATGCTGCTGCAAATGAGGATCCACAAGAAGAAGGCTTTGGATTCAATAAGATCAACGAATATCTTGAAATGGTGAATCCTGATGTTGTCATGATCTACAATGATCCATTAATCATTCATAGATTCGTTGAGTCTATGAAACATGAACGTGAAAAGGCTACTTACAAGCTCTGGATTTATGTAGATCAAGTCTATGAAGGAATCGCTCAACCATTGATTGATACTATCAACAATCATGCAGACCGTGTATATTGTTTCACTGAAAAATGGGCTAAGATTTTTAAGGGATACGCAGAGAGTCATCCTGAGATTAAGATTCTAGAACATGCTGTGGATTCTGCATTATTCACCAAAATGACCCCTGCGAATCGTAAAAATCTTCGTGAAACAATGAAAATTCCTATTCCACAAGATGGGATTGTCTTTTTAAATGCTAATCGTAACAGTGGTCGCAAGAGACTTGATTTAATGATTATGGCATTTGTAAGATTGCTTAAGAAGAATCCAGAGAAACCACTATATGCACTATTCGTCTCAAATATGAACCCAAAAACAGGTGCGCATTATGATGTTGCTCGTATTTACAAGGAAGAGTTGAAACTTGCTGGATTGAGTTCTGAATATGAAAAGAACTTGGTAGTCATTGATACTTCTCCTCCAAACGCTGTTACTGATGAAATTATCAATCAATTGTATAACATTTCAGATATCGGTGTCAATATGTCTGATGGAGAAGGATATGGATTGTGTCAATTAGAGCATCTCTTCACTGGTGCTCCTCAATTGGTTACCGACGTTGGAAGTTATGATAATTTCTTAAATGATGAAGTTTCAATTCGTGTTCCTTCTACGAGCAGGTCATACTCTGCTGGAACTATGCCACTTGGATTTATTATTCCAGGATTTGATGTCTTTGATATCACAAAATCCATGCAGAAGATTATTGATAATCTCGATAAGTACAAAGAGGCAGTTTCGAAATATAACTTCAAGTCTTGGAAGGAAGTTTGTTCCGGACTTCGCGAAGATCTTTCTTCTCTAGCAAAGAAGTAATGCAGATAAATTCCGCACAGGACTACCTGACAAATTACAAACGAGCTGTGGTAGCGAAATCTTTAGCAGTCGCTCCTACACCACAGAAGCGCAAATTCAATTCATTGAATACTATGGTAGTCGCAAATCAAGCAGACCAATTTGTAAGATTTATAGTGCCTCTTCAAGGAGTGAATCAAGTTGGTGCTACCTTCAGTTCTAGATGCTGTACCACACCGAACACTTCTGTAGTAGGTCCTACCTATTCTTACTTTTTAATTGGTGGAAGTGGTGGTAATGGAGTATTATACTACTCTGCAGATGCTATCAATTGGTATCGAAGTTCAAGTGCTGCTGACTTCATGACTGCTGTCAATGCTTTATTGTTTAGTTCCTACAGCGGAGGTCGATGGTATGCTGGAGGTAGCAATAGCTCAGGGGCTATCCTTTTAACCTCTACAAACGGTGTTACGTGGGGCCCTATCTCTGGAGCTGCTGGATTCACGACCAGCGTTACTGCCTTGACTCGATACGTATCAACAATTTATGCTGCAGGATTGAACAGTTCAACTGTAAGAGTAGCATCTTCTCCAGATGGTGTTACATGGACTGGTTTTACAAATGCTCCAGGAGGTACACGAGTAAATCGATTGGCAACTAATGGTACATCTCTTGTTGCTGCTGTTACTGTTGCGAGTGGTATTGGTATTTATTATACAACTGACTTAACTGGAGGTACTGCGTGGAGTCCATCTACATGGACAGGTAAAACAAACCTTAGCGGGAACGCTCTTGTATACGCATCAGCATGGTCTCTTTATGTAGTAGGAGCATCCGACGGTACATTAGGTTCTGCCAGTAACTTATCAACTCCTACCTTTGGGACAGGAGCAACAATGGGAGCAGCAGTTCAATCAATTGCCTTAGGAGGTATCAGTCCTATTGCTCCAATCGCTGTTGCCCTCGCTTCTGGAGCTACTAACAACGTAGCTTATTCTACCAACGGAACATCATGGACAGTTATTTCATTATCAGCATTAACTGGTAATACTCATGGTTCAGTTTCATGGAGTGATTTAATTGGACAATTTGTGATAACGGCGGACAATGGTGTTGTTCTAACATCTACGAATGGAGCCAGCTGGACTTCAAATGTCAGTACACCAACTCTTATTGGTGGTGACGCTGCCTTATGCAGTGCTGGAAACTCAGTTTTATATTCTTAAAACCCTGATAAACATTTGAAACTCTTTTATAATAGAATGCCCGGAGGTTTACTTCAATTAGTAGGTGTAGGTGCTCAAAATGAGTTAGTTAATGGAAATCCTTCCATGACTCACTTTCGTTCAGTATATCGTCGCCATACCAACTTTGCTATGGAACATATTCGAATGTCTTTTACAAGTTCTAATCTTGAACTCACGAATGTTTCTACAAAAACACTTCAGTGCCGTATTGACCGATACGCACAGATGATTCATGACTGCTATCTGGTATTTACATTGCCAGATATTTGGTCGCCGCTTGTCAGGACATCAAACGGTGGTGCGATAGGCTATGAATTTCAATGGATTAAAAATATCGGTTACAACCTTATTGACCACATCGATTTGGTAGCGAATGGTCAAGTCATTCAAAGCTTACGAGGAGAGTGGTTGAAGATGTATTCTTATATGACACACGATGAGAACAAACGTAAGATAGTAGACCAAATGGTTGGAAATGTGCCAGAATTGTATGACCCAGCAAACGCATTTGATAGAGATGGTCAATATCCAAATGCTATCGCTCCATCGTTATTGCCTTCTGCTCTTCCACAAACAAAGGTTCCTGAACCTTCCATTCGGTCTCGACAACTGATTGTTCCTCTTCATTTTTGGTTCTGCGAAAATCCAGGACTCGCATTGCCATTGGTCTCATTACAGAATTCAGAAGTCTACATCAATGTAACATTCCGTTCTTTACAGGATTTGTATACTGTAATCGATATCAATCCAAATTCTACAACCTATAAACAACGAGTGAGTCCAGATAATGTACAGGTTCCAAACGGTCTTCCAGCATTTATTACAAGCTTTCTATCTCCACCAAAGTTTGATGGAACTCCAAGCAATCCTTCGTTAACCAACTTCTATCCAGACAGTTACATTGAAGGCAATTTCATATACCTGACTGAAATGGAGATGAATCAGTTGGCACAAGCTGACCAATCCTTCTTAATTAAAAATGTTCGATACGTCAATAACGAAGGACAATTCGGAGGCAATTCCGATATTGAGATTCCTATGTTTAATTTGGTAACACGTATTGTATTCAATGCTCAACGAAGTGATAAAATCAATAACAATGATTGGGACAACTACACCAATTGGGACAATCCAAATAGAGCACCATGGTCTTCGATTGCGAATACAAGTGACCCACAAACTGATATGTTCTCATCCGGTCAACAACAGGTAACATCGGTTTATCCAAGAGATTCCGTAATCGATTCCTTACTGCTATTCGATGGAAAGGAACGATTTGCTACCAAACCTAATGGATTCTTCTCTCTTCTTCAAATGTACAAACACTCTACTGGTGATACTCCGGGGTTACTTCCAGGAACATATATGTATTCGTTTGCTCTCAACAATGACCAATATCAACCCAGTGGAGCAGCCAATGGAAGCATGTATAACAAAGTTATATTACGAGCAACACTTCAACAACCACTTCCACTTGCTGTTATTCCTGTTGTTCCTGGAACGACCACTTCCACACAAACCGCAGTATGTGTTCTGAGGTCAACTGTTTTCAATCAAAATCCAACTGTGATTCCTCCTGGAAATATCGGTCTCTATGCCCCCAATGAAGTGGTTCAACTCATTCAAACAGTTAATAACAACATTCTCTTCACCTACACGTATAACCTTGGAGTCTATGTAGAATCAATCAATTTCCTGCGTATCGTAAGTGGTCTCGCAAATCTTGTATTTGCCAACTAACAATGGTATTGATTAAACAAGCTACCTTTGGCGATGAAACAAGTGCTACTGATATTACCGACACGTTACAAGGTAAAATCACAAATGGATATCTTGATGTTGTCGCAGATTCCAAATTATTGCCTATGGTTACTTTGACTGCTACAAAAGCTGAACTTACCGATGAAGATAAAGATGAAGCAAAAAGAGAAGCGATTTCACAATGTGGTGGAAATGCCAATGACCAACAATGTATTGATGAACGAACGGCAAAAATTGAACAATCTCTTCTTCAAAAGAAATTGGCTGAACAGAATGCATCTGATAAAGCTGTGAAAGGACGTAGATTGACAGTGACTGTGGTAGGTGATGATGGAACAGAACAGGTACTTCAAATTCCAGATGGTCAAGAATTGAAAATAGGAGACCCTCCTCTCTCTTCTCAGTTTACAGGAGTATCAATCACTTCCATTCTCACCTTTCTTTGGACACCCTTGCTTTTGTTTGTTTGGGTATTCAGTGTAGTCATAACTTATAAACTCTTTGTACAAGAAGGTTATCAATTCGCAGGATACTTTGCGACTGCTGCTGCGGTTCTTATTCCATATTCTGGTTACTTCTTAGTTCTAGGACTGTATGCTTTCAAGGCCTACATGAATCAAAAATCTGTTCCGGTTTAATAATGATTCAACTCACTTGGGTTGTTGCGGGTGTCATAATTGGCATGCTGATTGCGTGTGTTATGGTTCCTCCGCCACGAAATGAAAAGAAGTTACCCACTCCTCATGACCCTGATACTACCTTTCATACGGATACTGGATGCGTCCATGTGATTTCTACGGAAGTGCCGTGCGGTGAGGAAGCAGATTCGTTAAACGTAATCGCAAGTCTTAATAAGAAGTAATGATTAAGATTACAGAAGCACTCAATCGTGCTGCTCCGTTCTTCTCGTTCGTGATAGGACTGGGTATCTCTGTCCTTTTATTTCATCGTGACTACGCTATTCTTACCACTCTTGCTGTCCCTGCTTATGAATTTCAGAACAAAGTTGTGAAGGTGGATGGAAAATGCTATCGTTACCGCGTGGAAGATGCTACATGCGAAAACCTGTCTTCTAATTAAATGGATGATTCGACCTCTCTTGATGCCTTGTTGCCGTCCCCTCAGGGACCACAATCAGCGCCTCCTTTAATGCCTATGCCATCGGTCCAAGCCCAACCGCGTTCTCAAATGGCTCCAACCTTTAACCCATCGTTACCTGCGATGAAGTTCATCTTCTCAAATACCACTCTTCAATTATCTTTCTTTTTGGCTGCCGCTATCATCTCTCTTTCCACTGCTCGTAACCTTTTGCTCCAATATGTTCCAAACTCTTATACCTCTGGAGGTGTGGTAAGTTGGACAGGTGCTGCTGTGCTTGGTGCTGCTGCGGTTGTCTTGTCACAAGTGATTAACAACTTCCTAAAAGGGTTTATTGCTTAAGTCCTATCTATAAATAATGGGTAGCCTACAACCACCAGCTTGGATACACCCTCGTATTCTCATAGGTTCTGGCGATATGTTGAAACCAGCATTTGTCAATAAATATAAAATAGGTCACATCATCAACTGCGCAGGTGATGGTGCTGCTCCTGATTGGGTAAAGAAATACTTTAGAAATCAATATGTCTGTTTGAATGCCATTGACAGTACCATTGGAGTTGATATTCTTGATTGGTTCCCTAAGTTCTCAGAGACAATGTTACGATTTCTGAGAGAAGATGAGGATACGATATTCGTTCATTGTGTAATGGGTATCAATCGCAGTGCTTATTTATCGGTTGCGTTTGTATGTAAGGCATATGGTTGGGATATGAAAAAGGTTATTGCAGATTTGAAAAAACAACGACCTTCAATTTGTCAAAATCCTACCTTTGAAAGTCAAATTTCTGCTTTCATAAAGGAAACTAAATAACAAAAATGGATGTCTTTCGCGTGCGCAAAATTCGTGAAAGTGGTGGAGGAACCACTTCCACAGGAACTCTGGACTCTCTTCATCAGGAGATGGTACAGAACATTCGATTGTCTCAGTCCAAAGCGGATGAGTTGAAGAAAGAAAGAGAAACACTTGAATCAGATATGGCACCTCTTAAAGAGATGAATGATATCGATTCGATTGTCAAGTATTCAAAGATGGAATCACGAATACGAGAGATTGACAAGGAACTGGAAAAGGACAATCCAGTGGAAGACTATTACATGAATAGCATGGATATTCTGATTGATTACTATGGCAAAAACAATAACATTTCTGCTCTATCTCAGGGTCAGACAAATACTAACAATACCTTTATGAAATTTTTTGGTGCGTCATTAAATCCTGTTGTTGACAATGGAATGTCGAAGAAACAGATGTTTGACGAATATACTGCTCGTATGAAACTTTCAAACGGTCCTGAAACTATTACACTTATGACTGAACATTGTAACGATTGTAACATTGCTCGTGAAGAAATCACATCCGAAGGTATTCTTGTATGTCCTAAATGCGGGTCCGAAGAATATGCGTTGGTGGTGTCTGACTTTCCATCGTTTCGAGACCCTCCAAAAGAGTGGAATAACTATGCTTACAAGAAGATTAACCATCTCAATGAGATTCTCAATCAATTTCAAGCAAAGGAATCCACCATTATTCCAGAAGAGGTGATGAATGAAGTAGTTCTTGAAATTCGCAAACGACGCATCAACAATATCGCAGACCTATCCGAAGAGGATATTCGCCAGATTCTCAAGAAACTGGGACGGTCAAAATACTACGAACACCGTGCACATATTCTCAGTCGATTGAACGGCAATCCTCCGCCAACAATTACGCCAGAAATAGAGGAGAAGATTCGTGCGATGTTCCAGGAAATACAGGCACCATTCTTGCTTTACTGTCCTAACGATAGAACTAACTTTTTGAGTTATTCGTACATTCTCTACAAGTTCTTTGAACTCTTAGAGCTTGACGAGTACAAGGCCTTCTTTCCGTTGTTAAAAAGCAGAGACCGACTTATCGCACATGACCAGATTTGGAAAAAGATTTGTGATTATTTGAGATGGGAATTCATTCAAAGCGTTTAATGAAAGGTCTTCCACACCAACTTGTGAGTGAAATGGTAGACGAGGGCGAAAACAACCGCATGAGTGAGGGCGACAGTTGTCTTAGAACCTCCGGCAGGGAGGGAGAGGAGGACGCCTGGAGTGAGGACATAGAAGAGAATCGCTACGTATAAAGCCATAAACCACATTTTTATTATATCTTCCCGAAAATATCTTCAAATACATGCTTCATCTTGTCATCCAGATTACCGAGGAACAAGAATACCGCATACACGAAAATCATCTGTCCACCAAACGATTCAAGATACCCTTCAAGACCTGAACTGACAGGAAGGACAGGGATATAAATATGAACAAAGTAAGTCGTCCAGAACGCAGTAATCGCAATGATGGCTATTTCAAGACCTACATCAACTGCCTGTCTCCAGTTTGGTAACTTCTTCCAGTCTTCATCAAACTTGGCGAATACCTGTGCCATCAAATAGGAGACCGATGCTCCGAGGAACAGATAGAAGATAGCAATACAGAAGAGATTGAGTGTCAGGTTCAAAATATGACCCTTGACTGAAGGAATATGGTTCAGTCCAATATTTGGTGTAAGTTTCATTACTTAGAACGTAGGAAATTCTAACAAGCACTGGCCATTAGGACTGCGAGTGTTGTCAGGACAAGTCACTGTGCTGTTTCCAAAACTTTCGTGAACAGCAGAGAATACCTTGCTAGGACCTCCTTTGTTACCAGGCACACACTTATCAGGACCAGATACACATCCAACACCAGCACAGTAGTATTGAGTCTCAGGACATTGATTCATAGGTGACATTGGACTTGAAACGAAGAAATACAGAACAACAATTGCTACAAGGAGGTAGATTCCCCATGTAGGAACTTTGAATTTGCGAGCCATTATTATTTATACAATTTAAAACTTCTTGCTAACCCAGTTGCGATCTCGACGATAAGTTCGTGAACGGCTTGGAGTGGTTCGCTTAGTGTAGATGGCAACAGCGTTCAACTTCTTTACAGTAGAAGCCTTTCCGTAGTGATGCACAGCCTTTTCCAACGCAACGTGTCGTTTCTCAGTTGGGTCATTGGCGTGGTAACCAACAATGGATAACGAACCCTTCTTCAAAGGTCCAATTCCCATCATATGCTTCACTGATTGCC